ACTGGAATACAAATAATACAACTGTAAACAGTACTGCAACAAATACCAATAATAATACTAATGTTAGCACATCAACTAGCAATGTAACATCAAACATAACTCAAACACAAAATGTTACAAATACTAGTGACAGCACTGTAAACTCAACATCAAACAATACTAATTTATCTACCAATAATAACACCAATGTAAACACATCTACATCTAGTAGCACAGTTAATACACAAAATGTGAACACCAACAACAATAATAATGTAAATAGTTCACAGAATGTGAATACCAATACATCAACTAGTACATCATCTGCTACACAAAAAGTTACACAAAGAATTAAGACCGCCCCACCGTCAGCCGTAGCTCCTTCCATCATGTCCTATTCCCAGGACCTATGCACTACAGGGGCTTCTGCAGCAGTCCAGACACAAATATTTGGTATATCAGCAGGTAAAAGCGTAGTTGACGAAAACTGCGAAAGACTGAAACTTTCCAAAGGTCTCTATGACATGGGGATGAAGGTAGCGGCTGTAGCCCTACTTTGCCAAGACGAAAAAGTTTTCAGGGCGATGGAACAAAGCGGCAGTCCTTGTCCGTATAAAGGTAAGATAGGTGCTGAAGCCCAGAAAGCATGGGATGAAAATCCAGAAGACAGACCTGACTGGCATCTTATAAAAGCAGATATGAAAGGGTATGAATTTAGAGCTTACAAGAAAAAAGACTTTTGTAAGAGATACCCAACACAAAAGATATGCTTAAAACCCTAATATCATTAATCCTACTTAGTAGTTTTGCCTACGCTAGTGCACCCACCTTCACTGTAGGTACTGACCCCCTCATAGATATAACTTCTACAGGTACTGGATTAAGTTTAGGCGATGATCAAATGTCTGGTATGAAGAATATAGGATTTGACTTTACTTTCTACGACCAGACTTTCTCTCAAGTAAACATATCGATGAACGGATTCTTTACGTTTCAGTCAAATTTTTCTGTACCTAGAAGTAGGAATTACTTATCCGAAACGCTTCCTGCCACTTCATTTAACTACTCTGTCTTTCCTGCATGGTCTGATTATATTAGAAGATCATCTGGTAATAAATCCCCCTACATACAAACATTTGGACAAACATCTGATACAGATCAATACTTTGTTATTATGTGGGATAATGTTTCTGAGTATAGCAATGGATTAAAAAGTACTTTCCAAGCTATATTATATGAAACGACTAATGAAATTTCTTTTAGGTATGACGAGCTACGCATACAGAATCACGACATAACTATAGGCTTGCAAGGTAATAATGAAGCTGTGACGTATTTGAGATATGAAGACAATAATAGCACCACCTATGTTGTCACTGATGATTTTAGTTTAACTACAGCAGAAGTTATAGATGAATCTTTTAGTAATCTTTCTTCTGAATGTTTAGTAGATGCAGACTTTAGTGAGTTGTGCGATGTATATGATTTAACAAATGATTTTGAAGAAGAAGACTATTTATATGGTGCAGGGCTTACAGACTCTATGTTATATGGATATGATGATGAGGAGGACTTTTATGGATTTGACGAAGATGAAACAAACTTATATGGAACATCGTTGGTTTTTGAAGATGTTAGCTTTGGGCACGCTGGGAGTGACGACTATGATGTTATTGCTATCACTACTGATAGCTTTTTTATTGAGGAATATGATTTAGAAGAAGAATCACATTTTGATATTGAATTTGAATTTACTGAAGATTCTTTTGTTCCTGATGTAGAAGAAATAGATTTTATACCTATAGAAGATATAACAGACACAGAAGTAATAGATATATTTGAAATACATACAGAAGAAGACTTTCTTATGTTTGTAGAAGAAGAACTTACAGAAGAAGAATTTGTTGAGGTTGTAGAAGAACTATTTAATGAAGAAGAAGCAATAGAAGAAGAAGAGCAAGAACTAGACGAAGAAGTAGAAGAAATAACACCTGATCAAGTAGAAGAAGAACAAGGCGATGAACAAGAAAAGAAAAGAAAAGTTAACAGTATAATAGCATCTACTAATTCCCTACTCGAAAGAATAAACCCCAACATAACTGGTGGCACTTCTCAAACTAGCACTACAGTTTCCGTATCTAGCAATACGTCAGGGGGATCATCTCCTATGTCTATATCTAGCTCACCTAGTATTTCAGATCAGATAGCCTCATCTCAAGCACAAACCAACACTGTTTTACAATCTATCAATCTTGTACCTATGCCTGCAATAGGCAATACACCTTCTACAATGATGGCTGAGGTCCAAGTAACCACTATGGAAAATCAGATAGAAAGTATGACTAGCACTATGGTAACAGCATCTGAAGCTGACCAGATAGCAGAACAGATAGTAGCTAGTAACATAAGAGCACAGCAAGAACAATCACAACAACAAGAACAAGAGTCTGGTAGATATGATACACAAGGACAAGCAAACCTACTTGCCTACATGAATTATCTGCCAGGTTTTGATACCTACCAAGATATGAGCATACCACAGCCTACAGAATGGTATGAGCCTAGAGCTATCTATACAGATGTTACTATCGATGACAATTATGTTGGGTATGGAATTATGATAGGCAATAATATAAACACACTATCAGGTATGGTATCTGAACAATCAGAAGATTTATTTGGAGGATAATATGGCAGAAGAAGAAATTAAAGTCGTAGAAGTAGAAAGACGATCTTGGTATAACAACCCTGAAGGTTTTGACAAGTGGAGAATCTTTCCAAGAATACTTATCACTTTATATGGTGTTATGTTTTACAAGACATGCGACTGGTTTATGACATTACCTGATCCAACCAATTCACAATCAGCATTTGTATTTGTATTTAGGCAAAAAATAGGAGGACAATATGAAAAACTTATTACCTAAACTTCAACAGTACATCACTATAATAGGTGTGATCACTGCAATAGGCGGAGGTTTTTACACATGGGGTCAATTTAATTTACGTCTTGATAATATTGAAAAAAGAAAATTTAAGACTGTAGATATTGCACCATTAGAAACTAAAGTTGATGGCATTGAAAAAAGATTAGACAGGCTTGAAGGTAGAATGGATAAGCTAGGTAACAACGATAATCCCCTAGCTCAATAATTCACAACATAAATAGTTAACATTTAAACTATTGATTGGACAAAGGTAATTTTCCTGTGTATACTACAATTAGTAACATAGGAGAATTTATCGTGGAAAGCATAATTTTACATCTAGCATCTGGTTTAGTGATGCTTTTGTGTTTTTTACAAGTGTTCTGAAAAAAATTAATCGTTTAAATGCTCATACAGAGCCTTTTAGCATGTTTCAGGTGCTTTAGTATCAAAAATAAACAATTTTGTTGTATGAGCTTCTATTCCCTTTAGACAGGGTTTTACATAAATTTGTATGATTTTTCTACTAATTCTTCAAACTCTCGCTTAAATTCTCGTAGAAGGTTGGTCAAGGACAGTGTACCTTCATAATCTTGATTCCATTCATCCATCGTCTTTCTAAAAATCTCAGGATTAACTGACTTATTTTCAAGGTACACTTTCCCATCTTGCGAAAGCTCAACAGTAAATTGAGCTAGAAGTGCTCTAGTCGGTTTTTTCTTCGGCTGGTTCATTTGTATTGCCTATCACTTTATTAGTTGTGGGATCGACCATAACATGCCCCATAGCTCTGAAAGCTGTTAACATATCACTAACTTCAGCATATGGTAATCCTGCTAGTTTTTGTAAGATAGTGTTTGCTAGAGTTTCCTGCATAAGATAAAACTTTACAGGTTGGTATGCCTCATTGACATCTGGCGTAGCAGGATCATCTGCTTTAAATTTGCCGTCTTCATCATGAGCTCTTTTCTTTTCGGTTGCCATTAGACCTCCTTATCTTCTATAAATAATGCTATTATAGCATAGTGAATTATTTTTAACAAGTCCTTTCTCCGATCTTTCTTTGCACCTTTCTTTCCATATCTCTGTGCATACTTCATAATATTTCCTATACAGAAACCAGTGCCATGACCAGCATCTATAATAAACTCTGTTGCCTGATAATTGTTTTTTGAGTAGTGTTCTTTGTATGTATCTTGTATGTAGGCATATACACCATTCAATATATTCTGTTCATCATATTTATATTTAATTGATGTCTTTTTTATTGGGCTTGAACGCAACGACATTATCTCCCCTCTCCTCTATCTCTCTTTCTCGTTTTCTTTCTAATTCATCCATTATCATCTTATTGCCTTTTTCCATAACAGTCAACTGTTCTGATGTAGCCATGTGCATAAGACCAGCAAACAGAATATACATCTGTGTTCCTGTGTATGTGTCTAAATCGGCAGGTAACAAATCTGCACCTACTATTTCAAAACCTTCGTCTTCAGGTTTTAATACTATATACATATTACCTTCTTTCAAATCAAGCTCCTTTAAAAATTTATCTACTTTTTCATTTCTTGCAAACTCTATCTTGTAAAAATCATCTTTACTCATTTAACCACTCCATAGGTACTAAGCTTTCAGCCCATAAAAATTTATGCCTATCGCACCAATTTGCGTATGTAGTTTTAGATGTTCTTGAAATCTTATTATTAGCATTAACAAAAACAAATCTTATATCAAGATCAGGATATTGTTCTTTTATAAGAAGATGTTTAACTCTATCATTTGTTGTTAGTCTTCCTTTTGTTTCTATGTATATTTTAGATTCTGGTAGGTAGAAGTCTGGAGTATAATTCCTTATCTTAGGAACATAGTCAAAACTTACTTTCTCATATTGAAAGTCTATCTTGCGTTTGCCTAAGTCTGCGGCTACTCTTACCTCAAACTTTGATCTGTATGGTAATCTATATCCTGACATCTCTTGGTTTTTCTCTTTCTAATAACAAATGTAATTCATCTATTATTGATCTTTGGTATTCTTCTGCATTATCATAATCTATAGCATCGTAAAATCTATTCATTAAAACAAACATAATAGCTTTGTTACCTAGTAGATACTTTATCTTTTCCATAGCTTCATCTAACATAGCCATACCTCTTTCATATATAAATGGCTGAGTCTTTGACAGCTTAGTATATACAGGAACAGTATAATCGCTATGTCGTAGTTCTTTTACAATACTGTCTCCGCCTATCATAGAATAGTTATCAGGATAAACATAAAAAACATTTTTGTTTTCTTTAAAGTCTGCCATAGTAAGATTATGCATTTTAAGTATGGGCATTTTTTACTACCTTAGTATACCACACATAAGGTGGGTTCTTTGCTCTTGAT